CTCCCAGCAAATTAACGGCCAGATATTGGTCATGCAAAAAATGGTAATTTAATATGAAAGGGGTAAATCATTATTTCAGAGATGGTACTAAACACACTGGCGGTTCCCATAAAATGCCTAATGGAGATTTGCATTCTGGCAAGACTCATGGAAAAACCTCAAAGAAACTTTTCCATTTTGGCGATCTTTCAACAACAGCTAAAAAGAAAGTAAGGAGTAAAAAATAATGGCAAAGGGTCTCTACGCCAACATTCACGCGAGAAGAAAAGCTGGAAAAAAAATGAGGAAAAAAGGTGAGAAGGGCGCGCCCACAGATGCAGCATTTAAGCAAGCAGCAAAAACAGCTAAAAAACGGAGAACCAAAAAGCGATGAAAGTATTCGATCACACGCATGCCAAGGGCAATTATTTACGACATTTAACGAGGGCCGCTAAAATCAGCGGCCTTTTTATTGCGGGAGGGTTCATAGGTCTCGTCCATGCTATTTGCCCGTGGTTTTTAACTGACTTTTTAACACTCTTTACGAAAAGAATCAATTTCATTTTATCAATTCCACTTTGTGCGTGTAATGCTGATGACGAAACAAGAGTCTGAAATTTTTAAATCTGTTATGAAAAGATCTGGAAGAGTCATCTTGTGTTCAATGGTTATCTCATCTCTCCTACTCCTATTAGCCTTGAACGCTGGATGCTCTTCCTTAAAAGAAGTGGTGTACACCACGGGAGTAGGGACCGCTGTCGGAAGTACGGCCAGTCTAGTAACTGGGACCTTTCCGGCTGTTGCGCTTGGTTCCGTCGCGGCTGGAGTAACAGCAGGCGTGATTTCAGATTCCTCGAGCAGTGTTCCCAGCAATCCTGAAAATGCGACATCACCGTGGGGGGCGCTTGCGGTTCTTTTTGCGTCTTCCGCGAAGTGGATTGGGCTGTGCGCTCTGGCCTTTATAGTGCTCGGTTGGCTTATGCCGTCACCTTTTAAATTAAATAAAAGTGAAAAAAATAATGAAAATAAATGAGTACCGTATAAAAACCTTAGATTCCTTTCACCGCGATTTGGTGAAGGCCAAGACCAAAGCGACAGTAATTGATCTTCTCTGTGAGAGGGGTTCGAGCCAAGGGTGGTTCAGTAATATGCCAGACGGTCTCTTTGAAAAACTTGAAGGAATGCGATCATCGACGCACCCTCATCAGCCAAACAAATAGGCAATCATGGCGAGCTGTTGTTTTTCGCCGAAGCCGTAAATAAAGGATTTAATATCTCTTTACCTTTTGGTGACAATTGCGCTTACGATTGCGTCCTTGACTCTGGCAGTAAGCTCAGCAGAATACAAATTAAGAGCACTTCCGGCTCTGAAAAAAATACCCGCTCCTCAAGCCGCTATGCATTTAATTTAAAACACTCGATCAACAATATCCCATACAGCAGTAATCAAGTTGATTATTACGCCTTAGTTTGCCTTGACCTTCGAGTTTTTTACATTATCCCCCAATCCGTTCTCGCTGACCAGAAGACAGCAAAATGCTGGCCAACAGTTCTCCAATCTACCGGGAAGTGGGAAAAATTCAAAGAATGTTGGCATTTGCTGTAGAATCAGCTTTTATTTAGATTGAAGAAGTGGGGTGTAAAGTGGGGTGAATTTCTGCAAAATGTCACTATCACCCTATAAATTGTTTAAAATCGAGTCCGACTCCGGGCACCAGTTATACTTTTATAAGAAGCTAAAACTTAATTAAGTTCTTGTAAAATATAAGTTTACTATTCTATGTGTTCTCATGCGTTCATAGCCTTCTCGGTCAAAGTGGGGTGTGAATATGGGGTGTAAGTCGTTATAATCGGATCGACATACACCCCATTTTACTTTGGAAGGAGAGTAAGAAATGGCGCTTACATTCACGCAAGTTAAGAACGCTCAAGCAAAAAACAAAAGGTATTACCTTAACGATGAAAATGGTCTTCGATTGAGTGTCGAACCTAACGGTACAAAATACTTTGTTGGTCGAAAGCAAATTAACGGCAATCGACATGATATTTATTGCGGCAAATTTAATCCAAAAAAAGTTTCGTCTTTTAAAATGGAGAAGGGGATTCACGACACAGATTCTGATTCTATTAATGGGCCAGCACAAGCGCGACGAAGATACGCAAAAAAAATTGATTTGATCCAATGCGGTCTCGATCCGAACCAGATAGAAATCGACAAAAAAAATAAGCCCCTTTTTAAAACAGCGGCTAATGATTGGATGGAAGCTAAGTCGAGACATTGGGAAGCAGATACCGAGTTTAAAGTCGAAAGGCGGTTCGCAAATTGGGTTTTTAAAAAAATTGCTAAAAAACGAATCGATCTCATTACGACACGCGATATTGTGGATATTTTAGAAGATATAAATAATGCAGAAAGAACAGAAACGCGCGATAAGGTAAAAGGGTATCTATTCAATGTCTTTAGATTCGCTAAGGCGAAAATGTGGGTCGAAAATAATCCTGCCGATGTTGACATTCGAGATTTAGGCATGCAACCTCACAAAGGGAAAAGATTTGCATCTCTCGATTGGGAACTTCGTTTTCAATTTTGGGACGATATAACAAGCTATCAGGGTACACCCAAACAAGCCGTCAGCGGAGGTCGTTGCGGGTTGCATCCCGTAACTCAGGCCGCAATAAAATTGCAAGTTTTAACGTTTGTTCGCCCCAGCGAGCTTCGCAACGCGCAATGGTCAGAGTTTGATCTAGACGGCAAAGAGTATGGGTTTCCGCTGTGGACTGTCCCCGCTGCTCGTATGAAGCAACGAAAGAACAATCCCAACGATCACTTAGTTCCGTTATCCCACCAAGTAATTAAGATTTTACGTGATCTCCAAAATATTAGTGGCCACTTACCACAAGTCTTTCCTGGCATGCCTGGCAAAAGTGATAAAATTAATCCAAATGGATTGATGTCTGCGGAGACAGTACGCAAGGCGTGTCAAAGATTGGGATACCCGATACATGCACATGGTTTTAGGCATACAGCTTCAACCGCTTTAAATGAGGCTTTGATCGATGAACACGGGGATAACCCGAATAGAAAGTTTGATCCTGATTGGATTGAGATGGCGTTGTCGCACTGCCATAAAGATAAAATCAGAGGGGTATACGATATGTCTAAGCATTTACGAGCGCGATATAAAATGATGCAATGGTATAGCGACCAGTTTTGCCCTCGGCCTGGTGGCGCTACCGTTAATATTGAGAAGTGGATTCCCCTTGCCGCGTAATATCCTGAACCCAATTATGCACTACGTCTGAGGGCCATACCGTAATTCTAGGCTCTGTGAGTCTTATAGGTTCTGGGAATCGATTTTGCGTTACCATTCGTAAAATAGTTGATTTCGCAACGCCAGTAATTCGTGCGACATCCTTTAGTCTCATAAGACTAACTTCTTTTGTGTTTTCATTTTCTACGTTCATCTTTATTTCCTCCCTATTGGTGTTACTGTCCTACCGCTTATTCTGCAAGGTCTTTTACACTGTTCTGTAACCAGTCCTTCCTTCTTCATTGAATTCACTCGCCCACTAACCGCGTTAATTTCTATCCCAGTCAACCTCGAAATCTCTTTTAGCGTTAAATCTTTTATTTTGGGTTGGTCTCTTAAGACTTTTAAAATTTGCTGAACTTGGGTTGTGGCATTTCCCGAATTTATTAAATCATTAAAAGAGGTACGGGATGTGTTTCTGGCGGTCATGTTTTCTCCTCAAAAAGGAATTGGATCATCAAATGGAATTGGATCATCGACTTCTTTTTTGGATTTTTCTATTCGCTTTATTTTTGCGGTTTCGAATTTAGCAAAGGCTTGCAGTACAGAACCTTCGCTAGACATTAATTTTTCATCTAAATGCTGCAAATCTTTAGAAGCGAAAACAGGCGGGTCACTATCCCAAGAATTATAGTTGGAATTTATAAAGACCTTTTTAGATTCGTTTGTAACATAAGTGATCGAGGGCTTGTCTTTATTCAAGTCGATCACGGTTGCGAAGGGAACGAGTGAAGGAATATATATATGATCAGAACAGCCTTCTCTTTGCTTCTTTTGGGAAATTGTTTTTTTGTGGAATTCGCAGGTCCACGTTCCTGTTCTCTTGGGTTGATTCGGTTGTACTTTCTTTTCTTGAAGGTCTGGAGTGCTAAACGCGCAAGTGCGGCAATGAACACTGCCACGCGCTATAGAATTTTCGTGGCAATGCGTCTTATATTCGCACCATCGACAAATATAATAGTCTGGCTTTTTACTAATTTTTGGCGGGGCTTCTTCCGATTTTAAAATATTCTCCGCACGATTACGATAGAAATTGAATGCTTTTGAGTCAAAATCAGTGCGGCAAGAAGTTAACTCTCTACTCCCTGCAGCAGCAACCGTCATGTAGCTTCTTTTTAGATTGGTGTACCCCATATAAAGAATTTGTTGAGCAAAGTAAGTCGAATCCCAAATCTCAAGTGCCGATTTTTCACCATGATCTTTTTTCAGTTTATTCAATTTATTATATTTAGCTTGGTTGACGCATTTATGCTCCCAGACATGCATTGTCTTAGGAGCTTTATGTAGGCCAGTAACCACACCATCCAGGTGGCCTTTCAAATGACCATTGAAATCTTTTACCTCGTATTGGCTACCATCTTGGTAACCCGTTTCAAGTTTGACACCTGGGATAGCACGGAGCCACTGCGAGAAAATCGATTCACTGTAATGACCGTCTGCAAATCTTCTTAAAGTCAATGCGTCAAACAAAACAGTTGCTATCCATCTCCACTGATACCAAATCTTTCTTTCACAATCTTGACCCAGGCCGCTTGCGCCCAAATAATTTCGCTGTTCACTCTTATGTTTTTGAACAATGAGTCGATCAACTGCATCTAGAGTTGGATCTTTTTCTAAATCGAGCTTCATGGTGACTTCGAAAAAACCTCTGAAGCCCACTCGAGCATCTCGACCTCTGATTCTGAAAGCCGGGTTAGGGTGAGTCTCCCGCGATTAGTGTTTAACTGTTTCGACCGCCAATCTTCGAACTGCCTTTCGTTGATGAATGCTTTTATCTCGTGAGTAGGCTGGTCGAAAAAACTTTTCTTTCTAGTGACTTCATAATAAATCATTGTTTTTCTCCTTTTTAATTGGCCCATTCACTATCGACAAAAATGCCTGTGCGATATTCTTTATGTCCGAGCTCAGTTCCTACGAATGTGCTACAACCAGCAAAAAACAAAAGGCAAATTAAAAAGAACATCACGTAAAAAAAGCAATTCCAAGATAAAAGTTTTCCCATAATTCCGCTCCTTAAAGTTTTGTAAAGTTTTGGGTTATAAAAAATCACTAATCTCTCGGTAAAGAGTCGTCAAGTTCTAATACTTCTACATCTTGCCACTGACCGCTCAGTGTTTCTAACTGAGCAGCATAAGAGGCAAGTGTGGTTAGTGAAAATTGAAACCCGACTGCAAAGTCATACCAAAGATCAGACTTTATTTGCCATTCGCTTGTTTCTATCGTGCTATCCAATAAAGAAGCTAACTCTTCTCGAATATCACCGAAGATTGCATCGGCTTTTGCGATAAGCATTTCTTTTGAACTATTCAGCCCAGGGTGGCGGCTCATGTGAGGCTCCGTTTGGTGTACTGGTATTAACTATCGGCAGCTCTGCCGAGCGATAACCTTTAATTGTATTAAAGTCTCCATCTGGGATTAACTTCAGTTCGAGAGTCTTGCCCAGCAAATCTTCGCTATCGTTCAAATTGGAAAGACCGACTGCCCGACCCAGAGATTGCATATCGCTGGTAGCTATCTCCACGGCCTTAGGATTGGAATGAAAAAGGTTGTACCAGCTATTTACTCGTCTTCCATTTTCTAGCAAGAAACTAATTTTTAAAGCTGTGTCTCCGTTTTTTGTCAACACTTCCTCGCAATCGGCAATGGAACATTTGTACCAACCCACTGGTAGTGCTTGGAATCCCGAGTCTTGTTCTTCTTGTGGAATATCTATATCTAATTTCATGTTGGCCTCCTAAGCTGCTTTAGTTTTTGTGACTGGTTTATTTTTTATCTTTCTTTCAATAATCGAAAGATCTGGTTTTTCAAACATCTCCAAAGTGTTTGAGCGGTCCTTGGCGGTATAACTTTCATCACGACGGCATTGCAAAAAGTGGTTCACAGATCCGTCCTCATTCTTAAAGACGCGCATCGCCGCAACGCAATCGAAGTAATAAGAGATTCCTGCCGATAGTTTTTGCCCAGGTAAGGACGGCTCATAAAGCATCCCGATGTTTTCGTCTTTTGTGCGACCCTCTTTGCAAGTCATAACAACATTACAGGGAAGGTCTCGGAACTCCTTAATCAAAGCGGTGGTGATGTTGCCCATCTCCCCATATGCTTTCATCGGCATCTTGGTTTTTTCTAATTCCTCTGCTAGTATTATTTCTGCGACTTCTGAAATAGAATCTAAACATACCCAATCGGGTGTGCCGTTTTGTTTGAAATATGAGAGCACATCTTCGAGGTCTCTTCGGCTTTTGACCGTCACTACTTGTATGTTGTCATTTGCTGTTTTGCTGAGACTCATTAGCCCAGCTTCAACGTTGATGATTACGGTACTGCCTTTGCATGTCCCTAACAAAACAGTTTTTCCTGCACCACTTGCGCCGATAACTAAAAGCTTTAACCCTGTCTCTTTAATGCAGTCCTCTATTTTTTGAAACTTAATCGCCATTTACATCCTCCTTTTTTTTAAAACAGTAACTTTTTTAAAATTAATATTGCTTTTGTTTTTTGTTCAACCAAAAAAAAGTTTCCTGCGATAGAAAGCAAGAAACAATTTTTTAACGTTTTTTTTTATTATAAAATCGGATCATTCGAGTAATCTCTTTTTTTGACCCCCGCAACGGTTGATGGCGATAGATCAAGCATCTTGCCTGGGCTGGTGCTGGAGGCGGTCGTAAGCATCGAATCGAATACTTTCGATCTTTCGATAATGTCGGTTTGCGCTAACACTGAAGTCAGGTGGGTCCATTGATTTTTTTTAACCATTACGCCGAGGTATCTCCGCGCATAGTTCCACATATTTGATTCAGGAAAAAACTCGCTGGCCGGTATATGGATCGAATCGCTGCTAATGGCTAGGGGATTGGAACTCAACACAATCGGTAATGTCGCAAGATAATTGTAGGCGTAGGTCGCATCGAAATCGTGGGCTTCCGAACTTACGTCTCCGCCCTCGAAAAAGATATACCCAGACACCACTTGGAACATACCCTTGATCTTCGTGAGGTATGATACGAAATCCCCGTGCCTTGGTAATATCTTGTGAGATAACAAAACCTCAGTCCCTTTGAGCAGCCCACTTTGTGTAAATTTTTCAGTCGTGATTAAAAACCCCCAAGTTGGGATACGAGGATGTTCTGGGTCTTTGACCGTGAAAGTTGATGTCGATCTACTTTCAAAATAATCCGTTGTGAGGGCTTTTACGAGACCGCTATAGGAAAGACCATTACCTTCGCTATCTTGGACCCCCAGATTACTGGCTAAAAGTTCCGGCTTTTGGATGGGTATCGTTATAACTGTTTCTGTAACGGGATCGTCATCATTTATGGATACGACCCGCGTCATGTTGTTGTTGGTTGGGTCTGCGGTAGCCTGCCACAGATTTAGTTTTCCGCCAGAAAAAAACTGTTCACTCACATTTAAAATGGCGCTCAACTTTGCGATATGCTTGGCTGGT